GGAAGTGAAAACCTGAAAAAACCTGAAATACGCGCGCGCATAGACAAAGCGATGGCGGAACGGTCAAAGCGCACCGGTGTAAATGCTGACCGCGTCGTCCGCGAGTTGGCCAGAGTTGCTTTTGTAAACGCCTCTGATGTGATTGATATGAACAAAGCGACGGTCATCGATGGAGCATGTGCCGACGATACTGCGGCCATTTCCAGCGTTAAGGTCAAAAACATTCCGACGGATGACGGAGAAATCGTAGAGCGAGAAATCCGGCTGGCCGACAAGTTGAAGGCGTTGGAACTGCTGGGCAAGCACATCGGGATGTTTACCGATCGGGTTGAGGTGAAAGGCCAACTCGACACTGGCCAGAAGAAGCTTGACGACATTTTGAGCCAGCTTCGGGGGAATGGCGGTGGATGACCGGCTGATCTTGTCGGATAAGTACCAGTCATTTCTGCGTTGCAATGCGCCAGTTGAATTTCTTGAAGGCACAACGGCAGCAGGAAAGACGACTGTCGGCCTGTTCAAGTTTATGCTGCGCGTGGCCGAGAGCCCGAAGAAGATCCACATCTTGGCCGGTCTTGACCTAGGGACGATTGAAAAAAACATTATCAACAAAGACCTTGGCATCCTTGATGACTTTGGGAGCTTGGTCGAATACAATGCCGGCGGTAAGGGCAAAAACTCCCTCCCCCATCTGCTATTCCACCCATCATCTGGCGATAAGGTGATATATGTTCTCGGTTATGACAACAAAGCCCGCTGGAAAAAGGCGCTGGGCGGCCAGTACGGATGCCTGTATATTGACGAGATCAATATTGCGGACATGGAGTTTGTACGCGAAGCGTCGATGCGCTGTGATTACCTGCTCGCCACGCTGAACCCGGATGACCCTGGCCTGCCGGTATACGAGGAATACATCAACCATTCCAGACCGCTTCCGGAGTGGGAGGAAGAAACTCCAAAAGAAATTTTAGAAATGCTCAAAGAAGAACCAAAGCCCGGTTGGGTGCATTGGTTCTTTTCTTTTGCTCACAATTTAGGCCTACCGCCAGATAAGGTGCAGCAGATTATAAACAGCGTCCCCAAAGGAACAAAGCTCTACAAGAACAAAATCGAAGGTCTGCGGGGCCGGGCGACAGGGCTTGTTTTCAACTTGCAGCCGCATAATCTGATCACAGCAAAATGGCTGTTAGAACAGATGCAGGCAGATAAAATCAAATTTATTCAAGCTTCCGCTGGTGTAGATACGTCGTATTCCCAGCAATCCGCAGATGCATTTGCGTTTGTTTTCTCCGGGATCACGGCCAATCGTCAGAAGATTACCTTGGCTGCGGAGATACATAACAATCGGGATCGCGTAACGGCATTGGCACCTAGCGATATTCCGCCGCTGTTGATCGCATTTCTCGAAAAATACCGGGCGCTCTTCGGACTGTTCGCACGTAACGTCTTTATTGATTCTGCGGACGAGGCCACAATCATCGAATGCCAGAAATACAAGCGGCTGCACGGAAGCATCTATGACTTTGTGCCCGCGTGGAAAAAGACGAAGATTATTGACCGTATCAATCTGCAATCCGGATGGATGGCGAGTGGGTATTTTCTACTGGTGGAGGACTACTGTAAGCCTGAGATTGACGAACTGAACACCTACAGTTGGAAGGAAGACAGGGATAACGAGCCGGAGGACGGCCACGATCATGCGATTAACGCCGATCAGTATTCGTGGCTGCCCTACAAAAACCGGATCGGGCGAGGAGGAACGCATCAATGAGTAAATTTGGGGAGAAGGTGAAAAGTATGCTTCGCAATTGGCTGCAAATTCAGCCCGCGGCGCAAAATAGCATTGTTCTTCAGGAACCGCTGAGCCATCAGGCTTCGGTGATTCGCAATCAAATCTGGTATCGCGGAGAGGCCGCAGAGCTGGAGCAGTTATATAAGCAGCTCGGCGCACAGGACGGCACGAACGCAGCGCGGTTTTGGGCAGCAGTTCCAAGCAACAACCTGAAGCTGCGAAAAATTCACAGTGGTCTTCCTGCAATCCTTGTGGATACGCTTGCCTATCTCGTTAAATCGGATATGGACGACGTTGAGTTTAATCGGGACGCAGGTAAGCAAGCATGGGAGGATATCACGCAGGAGCTGGATTTTCAGGATGCGGTGGGTAAAGGCATTGCCGGCGCGCTGAAATCGGGAGACGGGGCCTGGAAAATCATGATCGACGATCCGAAGGATCCGGAAGCTTCCCCTTACCCCCACGTGGAGTTTTACGAAGCCGACCGTGTGGAATACATTCACAAAAACGGCCGGATCACAGGAATACGCTTTTGGACGACTTACCGGGAAAAACACCGGGAATACCGGCTCTGTGAAACCTACCGCAAAGGCAGTGTCAGCTATGCGCTATTCGAGGGCGAACACGAGGTATCGCTCGACTGTGTTCCAGAACTCGCAGGGTTGAAACCGGTCGAATTTGATGGCGGCTTCATAATGGCCGTACCGCTGAAGTTCTATGATAGCCCCAAGTTTTCCGGGCGGGGCAAGGCGATCTATGAGAGCAAGCTTGACGATTTCGACGCGCTTGATGAGGTTATCAGCCAATGGTGGGATGCGATCCGTGCGGGCCGTGTCAAGAAATACATTCCAAGAGATCTTGTTCCCACCGACCCTAAAACTGGCAAGATAATGCGGATGAATGATTTCGGAAGCGAATATATTGTGACGGAATCTGCGTCCGGCGAAAATGACACAAGCAAAATCGAAATGGTCCAGCCGGAAATTCGGTATGAAGCGTTTTTGTCCTCCTATCTTGCCGCTCTTGATATGTGCCTCCAGGGTATTGTCTCACCGGCCACCTTGGGCATCGATGTGGGAAAAAGGAGCAGCGCAGAGGCACAGCGGGAAAAAAAGGACGTCACAGGCTATACGCGCAATACGATAACGGGCGTGCTCGAAAAGGTACTGCCGCAGCTCATCCGTGTAATCCTGACGACTTATGATCTCATGCGAGGGGAGGCCCCTGGCGTTTATAATCCGTCTGTCGGGTTTGGAGAGTACGGCGCGCCGTCGTTTGACGCCCGCGTTGAGACGGTTAATCAAGCCGCTGCGGCCGCCACCATGAGCATCGAAACGCAGGTTGATCAGATGTGGGGTAACAGCAAAGACGCAGAATGGAAAGCCGCCGAGGTTGCCCGTATCAAAGCGCTGCGTGGAATCGAAGAACTTTCAGAACCGTCTATCGGCGGAGGGTTGCGGGATAAGTTGCCCACTGAGGCTGTGGTGGTATGACGTGGCAGCAGATCGCCCGGTTGTTTGAGGAAATGGAATTGCGGCTGATTGCATCTCTCGCTCGCAATCTTGCCGGGCACAAGGAGTGGGAACAAAATGAAAAGTTTCGCTGGCCTGCTTGGCAGGCACTCAAAATCCGCAATCTGGAGCAGTACCGCAAGCAAAACAAGGCCCTAATGGAAGAATACCGACCCGTAATCGACGAAGCTACAGAGCAGATGCTCCGTGAACAGTTTGATGAGGGTTGGGAGCAAACGCAGCAGGAACTGATTGAGATTGATCCGGAACGCGCGGAGCAGTCCATCCAAGACGATCATTTCTTTGGAGTGAATCACCGTCGCCTGAACTCCCTTATTGATGAAATCCAGACGACGGAATCCCGTGTGGAACGCGCCGCCCTACGCACGATGGAGGATGCTTACCGGCAAACGATTTCTCGCGTGGAATTGTCTATGTCAGCAGGGGCTATTACCCTGCCGCAGGCAATCGATATGGCGGTGAAGGGCTTTTTAGCGCAGGGGATTTACTGTGTGGAGTATAAAGACGGGCGGCGGGTCAACATTGCCGACTATGCGCAGATGGCCCTGCGCACCGCTGCAACCCGGTCTATGCTGTTGGGCGAAGCGCAGCGCCGGGCTGAATTCGGCGTGGATACGGTACTGGTCAGCCAGTACGGCGCCTGCTCAGAAACGTGCCTGCCCTGGCAGGGCAAGGTATACATTGATGATGTTTGGGGCGCGTGGGCAGGAGAGCGTAGCGGCGACCGGGGTTTGAGCAATGACGGCCATTGGTATATGCTGCTCTCCGTTGCGGTCAATAAAGGGCTGTTCCACCCAAACTGTCGGCATACGCTGATGACATGGAGGCGCGGCGACCCGATCCCGCCGCCAATGGATATGGATGGGGATAAAATCCGAAAAACCGCCGCCTTGGAGCAGCAACAGCGCGGACTGGAACGCGAGGTGCGCAAGTGGAAGCGTATGGCTGAAGGCACGCTCGACGAAGTCCAGAAGAAAGCGTGTCAGCAAAAGGCGCGGGATGCACAAAAAAACGTCCGGGAATTTATCGGGGAACATAAGGATGTGCTGCGTAGGGACTACTGGCGTGAAAAAACATACGGAATACCGTTGGAAGATTCCCAAAAAGATGCTATACTGAATGCAGAGATCAAACGTGAATCTGGCATCCGCGGCGTGCTCCACTTAGATCCGGAGCCGCTAGAGATCGAAGCGTTGCAATTTGACGATAAACATATCAATTTACAGCGGAAGCACAATATTACGCAGGAACAGGCGCAGGAAATGATCAAAAATGCAAAGGCTTCCGTCACCGTTTGGAATGGCCGGTTTGAGCGATATTATTCCGATCAGGGCGTTATATATGTCGATCGGGAAAAGCAATCGATACGCACGGCGTTTGGGCCAGAGGAATTTGACGATAAGGTGAAAAAGATATTGGAGGCGTTAAAGCGGTATGGAAGATAAGGTGTTTTGCCCGCTGATGGGCGAAGAAATAGACGTTGCCATCTGCTTTGATATCTGTATGGTAGTGGATGACGGCGCGCCGCAGTGGACAGCTCCGCAGGAGGCCTTTACTCCTGATGACTATGAGAAGATATGTTCCAAGTGTCCGAACCATAGAGACGATTAAAACATGCTGAAATCAGGCAATTGAAGTAGAGATTGTGCTGCTACGCACCCTCTGAGTCAAAAGAAATGCGGGAAGGGGCACACCCGCCAATTGCCATTTCACGAGGGAAGCCTGCTAAAAGCGGACTTCCCTTGCTTTATGCCTTTATATGTTAAAATATCAAATCGCTTGCCATCCGGCAGGCGCTTTTTCATGTCCATTTGAAGGAGGTGAGGACAATGCCAAAGCGCAAGGGAGGCGGGCGGAAGCCCTGCTAAATTTGCCCGCAGAAATGCGGGTCATTTTTATGCCCAAAACGTGCTGCAAGGCGTAAAACTTTGCAAGGATAACAGCCGACAGGCTATAAAAGGAGCGATATGCAATGTTGAGAACCACCGTACAGAACAGCAAAACCTTTTTGAGGCCGCAGCTCCAGTTGTTTGCGGAACCGGCTCCCCAAGTGAATCCCGACAAAAACCCGAACAACCAGATTCCGCCCCCGGCCGATCCTCCCGGTGGAGGGACAGAGCCCAATCTGCCAAAAACACAGGAGGAGCTTGACGCTCTGATCAACACGCGTCTAAAACGCGCAGAAAAGGACTGGCTCAAAAAGCAGAAGCAGGCCCAGCAGCCACCCGCTGCCCCTCCGTCAGCTTCTCACGCAGAGGGCGAGGGTGAGCCTGCCGAGGACAACAGCGCTGCCCTCCATCGGGAGATTGTCGAAACCCGCGCGCAGCTTGCCGCATACAAGGAGGGTATAAAACCCGAAGCAGTGGAGGACGCAGTGCTGCTTGCCATGCATGCTGTCGAAAAATCGGGGGATGAACTCGACGAGGACGCCGTTGCAGAAGCGTTGAAGGAAGTCCTCAAGCGCCATCCCGAATGGAAAAAGCAGGACGACCAGAAGAACAATTCCGGCGGATTCCGGGTAGGAGCTGGAGGGAACAAAAATCATCCAAAGACCGATGACGATGCGCTCGCTGCGATCTTTGGCAACAACTTAAAATAGGAAGGATGATGACCAATGGCTGTATACGATTACGCCGAAACCTTTGCGCGCCAGCTCGCGCAGAAGTATGCGCGGGAGCTGTGCTCCGATGCGCTTACCAAAAGCAATCCTGGCGTGCAGTTTATTAATGCACAGACAATCAAATTGCCTCGCATGTCCCTGAGCGGCTACAAGGACCATATCCGCACGCCCGGTTTTAACGCTGGCACCATGTCAAACGACTGGGAGCCGAAAAAGCTCACCCACGACCGCGACGTGGAGTTTTACATCGACCCGATGGATATCGATGAGACGAACCTCGTCATGTCCGTCGCCAACATCCAGACGACTTTCGAAGAGGAACAGGCAATCCCAGAAAAGGATTCCTACCGCTTCTCTAAGTTACATGCGGAGTTAAAACAGTACAGCGTAACCCCAGATTCCACCGAGATCACCACGCAAAGCATCCTCGAAATGTTCGATGAGTATATGGCGAAGATGGATGAGGCTGGCGTGCCGACAGAGGGCCGCATCATTTACGCAACGCCTACTGTGCGCAAGATCATCAAGGAGGCCGAGGGCATCCAGCGTGTGATGAGTGTATCCTCTGCTGGCGGGATCAACCGCCAGGTGCACAGCCTGGATGACGTGCAGATCAAGATGGTTCCTGCGGCCCGCATGAAGACAAAGTATGATTTCACGACCGGATGCGTCCCTGCGTCCGACGCGAAGCAGATTAACTTTATCCTCCTGCACCCGTCGGCGGTCATCTGCCGGGATAAATACAGCTATATCAAACTGTTTACGCCTGGCACGGATAGCCGTACAGCCGATGGCTACCTCTATCAGAACCGCAACTACGGCGACCTATTCTTGATCGAAAACAAGGTTGCAGGCGTCGCCATGAACGCGGAAGCCGTGGGCGCTTGAAGGAGGGACTAAAATGAAGGCAACAAAGGGAAACAAGGTCTATACGATCGATCAGACGCAGCAGGAACGTTATGTCAAGGAGGGCTTTGACATCCTCGACGACAGCGGAAAACTCGTGCGGCATGGCGCAGGCAAAACCGTGCCTTACGACAAATTCCAGACGGTGGCCAACGAGAACACCGCCCTGAAAAAGCAGCTCAAAACCGCACAGGAGGCCTTGAAAAAGGTAAAAGAGCAGAAGGATTGATGCAAGGATGCGTTATGTTACGATAGATGACTACATGCGTATCTGCCCGGAAGGAGACGCAACGCAGCAAAATTTGGAATCCGCCGAGTATGACATTGATAGCTTGACCTTCAACCGGATTATCGGTCAAGGATTTGATCGACTGGCGGAGCGGCAGAAGGAGCTTGTGACAAGGGCTGTCTGCTTACAGGCGGATTTTTTGCGCGAATATGGCGAGTTGCTCAGCAATCCGCTCTCCTCTTATGCGATCAACGGGGTATCCATGTCGTGGGATAAATCCATGTTGGTACAGCAGGATGGCGTCAGTACCCTGCGCAGCATTTATGCGCTCTTGCAGCAATCGGGGCTCACCTACCGTGGGCTGGATTGGGGGTGACGCGCTTGAAATGGCCGCAGCTCGTGCCGTCGCAGGCCTGCTGCACGTCGATCACTGTGCGACTTCAAACGGGCCTGAATCTCGACGGCACGCCAAAGCGCGAAACAATTTATGAGGGTAAATGCAATTACTCCGAGAGATCCCGGCAGGTCGTGAACGCCGAACGGCAGCTCATCCAGCTCAATGCCCGCGCGTTGATCCCCGGCGATATCGCGCCGGGCCGGGATATCTCTGGTGAAGTGGCCGTCCACGGTGCCGGTGCGGAGACCGTCCGGATCATTTACAGCGCATCCCGCGCGCGGAACCCGGACGGCACAGTAAATTTTACACAGCTGGAGCTGATCTGATGAACGGAATCCGGATCGAACTTGACTATGCGGCGATTGAGCAGCTGGAGAAGGCAGTCTTGCGGGCGGCGGAAGGAACGGTGGATGAATTGAGGTCAGATGTTGTCAAAGAGCAGGTCATGCCTTATGACATCGGAGACATGCAAAACAACTCTACTTTCGCTGAAACCTTTCGTTCCGATGGCAAAATCGTGTCCCTGCTCACAACAGACGCCCCGCAGGCCCGCCGCCTGTACTATCATCCAGAGTACAACTTCCAGACCGTCAACAACCCCAACGCTGGCGGCCTCTGGTTGGAGCCTTGGCAGCCTGGTGGCAGGCGTGAGACCTTCGCACAGGATAAATTTGCTGAGTTATATAAAGAGGAGGCAAAGCTGTGACCCTGACCCTTGAACAGGTCGCCGGATGGCTGCTCCAGCAGGATGCAGAGCTGGAAGGCCGCGTGACCGTCGGCGCGATCGACGCAAACTATGACCGGTGTGTAGGCGTGTATAACGATAACCGCGCATCCGGCGGCCAGCGCATCTGCATCGGCGGTGAGGCCTACACTCGGTACGCTTACAAATATGTGACACTGCTCGTCCACTGGACGACGAACCCCTCTGCGGCGGAAAAGAAAGCCATAGAGCTGTATGAAAAGCTCTATGGCCTGTCTCATATCGAGATGGGCGGCATACAGGTGGTTTTCGTCGATCCTGGCGCCGCCCCGGTTCCAGTCGGACGGGATGTGAAAAAAGTGTATGAGTATGTGATCAACCTAAAGATATGCTACAGAAAGGAATGATGTTTGATGCCGAAAACAGGTGTTTTTCCGGTCTTTGACAATAAATTTAAGATCAGCAAATCCGGGCGGTCCAGCACCACAGAGGAAATGGTGCCCATCGCGGAAATGACGAGCTTCTCCGTCTCGATCGACGGCAGCGTGCAGGAATGGACACCGATGGATGCGGAGGGCTGGATGAAGCGCATGACGACCGGCAAAGCGCTGACGGTATCCCTCTCCGGCAAGCTGTGCCCTGGTGATCCCGGTAACGATTATGTTGCAGGCCTCGCATGGAAATCCGGCACGGATTGCGATACGAAATTCGAGTGGGAATTCCCTTCCGGCGCGAAGCTTGCGTTCGACGCAGTGGTCAGCGTAACCGCGATCGGCGGCGGAGAAAGCACAGATGTGGCCCCGCTGGAATTCGATGTGATGACGCACGGACGGCCCTCGTTTACGCCGGCGTCGGCGGCGGGATAAACGAAAAGAGGCCCTCCTCAATTTTGAGGGGGGCCACGCACTAATTGGCGTTCTTAACGATAAACGGTTTCCCAATCGTTGGCTTTAAGCATTTCTATTAATTTCTCTCTATCCCACAAAAGCACTTTGCAAGATGATGCCAATTCTTTTGCACCTGCTGTGAAATAGTTGTTGGTGACGACAACACCAACATGGCACCCGTAGTGTTGTCGACCTGCATTTACTTCTTGGACTGGGGTGTTTCCTAAAGCATGTGAGTAGCGCTTGCATTGAATGGCATAACGAATCCCATCTTTCTCGGCCAAAACGTCAACACCTTGATCTCCAGAGCCTCCGGTGGATTGCACGTTTTCATATCCGGAATTTTGCAACAGCTTTATAAAAAACAACTCAAATTTTGGACCTTGCATTTGATCTATAAGATCAATCCAATATACTGGTTGGTCAGGAGGCTCAGCGGATGCATTGTCCGGAAGAGAACCTGTATCCTTGCCAGCACGCCCCATTTCTCTTAATTTTACTTCGATCTCGTCAATATCTTTCTGGGATTTATTCATCTTGTGGGATAAAATAGCCAGTTGAATGCCCAAAGCAATCAGAGTAAAGCTAGACGGCTTTTTTTGCGGGAAGAAACGAGAAAAGATGTATATTACTAAAAATATAACACCGGCAAAAATGCACGATCCGATGAGCCAATTAAAAAATCGCGTAAATCCCTGTCCCGGGATATTTCCAGAAAACGCAGCCCAAATTGCATATATAACAGCAAATATAGCACCGATAGACCAACGATCTAAATATTTTTTGACAAAATTCCTCATATTTACCCCTCCCGTCGCCTCATAGAATAGCACGTGAAGAAATAAATGTAAAGTTTTTTGAAAAACCTCTTGACTTTTTGCAATGCATAAATTAGAATAAATGTAGTGCAAAAAGTGAGGTGATGATTTGAGCCCACGAACAGGTCGCCCAAAAGCAGAAAACCCTAAGGCGGTCAGTGTTACAATTCGCTTGGATGCCGATACAGAATCAAAGCTAAGAGAGTATTGCAAGGAAAGCGGCATTAAACGAGGCGAAGCCATACGCCGGGGAATTCATCTGTTGTTGGCGCAAAAAAAATAGAAACAGCCCGCCACCCTGGAAAAGTTACGGACTGTCTCTATTGTACGAGGTATCTCTACCTGTGAAATCTATTATATCATAGGTAGGGTGCCACTTCAAGTAAATTGAAGGAGGTATTTTTATGTCCAAAAACATTACCAAAGCCGAGGCGGCAAACGTCCTCTCGGATGAAATCTTTGATCTCAGCATAGCGATTGAAAAGGCTCGCGTTGTTATGCAGGAGGTTACGAACGGCTATTTTCAAAAATTAAGTAACGAAGTGGAAGGAGATCGTACGTCAATACTTTGGGATTTCAATCGCGTTGGAGTCTTCGCGGAGATTGCTGACGATCTCATGTTTAAGATGTGCCAGATCGTAGAGGAATTAAACGGCCTCAAAAATGCAGATACAAAGGAGGAAAAAGTAGCATGACAAGCGCAGAATATTACCTCCGCTGTATCGCCGACCTTTGCGCCAGTATGTCTGAGGCACAGCTTGAAAGGGCCTATCGTTGGGTGCAAGCGGTCTGGCTGAACGGAGACGGAACGCAAAACAAGAAAAAGGAGAATGTAGCATGAATAATCTTACCGTATTCAACAACGATATCATCCCGGTATACACCACCGACGCAGGAGAAAAGGTCGTCATTGGTCGCGAGCTGCATGAGAGGCTTAAAATTGCAACCGATTACAAGGACTGGTTCCCTCGGATGTGCGAGTATGGCTTTTCAGAGCCTAAAGACTTTAGCTCATTTTTGAGCGAAAGTAAGGGTGGTCGTCCTCCCGTCAATCACATCCTCGCCCTTGACATGGCAAAGCATATCGCCATGATCCAGCGCACCCCGCAGGGCAAGGAAATCCGCGACAAGCTCATATCCCTCGAAACGCGGGTGCAGGAGCTTTCCCCGGAGCTCCGCCTCCTCATCAACCTTGAAATGCGCCAGAAGGAGCAGGACAGGGCCATTGCAGAGGTCAATCAACGTGTGGACGATATCAAGGATGTTGTTGCCCTGAACCCACGGTCATGGCGCGAGGAGGCTCGCAAGCTGATCGTCAGGATCGCCCAGTCGATGGGCGGGAATGAATTTATCCGCGATGTGCAGGCCGAAATCTTTGCACTGGTGGACGAGCGGGCCGGTGTCAGCCTTGCAACCCGCCTCACCAACAAGCGCCGCCGCATGGCAGATGAAGGCGTTTGCAAATCCAAGCGCGACAAGCTCAACAAAGTGGATGTGATCGCGGACGACAAAAAGCTCATCGAAATTTATCTCGCGGTCGTGAAGGAAATGGCCGTGCAGCGCGGCGCAAAGATCGCGTAAGCATAGATATCGCCCGCACTTGCGATCAGGTGCGGGCATCAATTATAACTTTATCCAGCCTTATTGACAGACAGGGTTGCATCCAATGCCGAAACGATCTTTTGCAGCGTTACCAGTGTGGGAACGCTTTTCTTGCTCTCAATTCTGGCAACGACGGATTGCGTCAGGCCGCAGGCTTTTGCTAAGTCCTGTTGTGTCCAGCCTCTGGCCTTTCGCAGCTCGATCAACTCGTCAATGAGCCGGGCGCACTGTTCAGGCACTTACCGCACCTCCCGCCGCCGTTCCCTCCCGATACAGCGTCTCCGGGGCGATATCGATATTGCCATCGTTCCATACGGTCACGCCGTAGTCGATATAGACTGCGCGGAATACGTCCTTGTCCGCCAGCGGAGCAAAGGCAGGATAATCTAAAAACGGCTTAAAGTCGAATATTTTTGCCTCTCCCGTATTGAACCGTACCCACAGCTTAAAATCATCGAGCGGACGAACGCCGCAGACCTTGATCGCCGGAGAAGGTTCTCCGGCATAAGCAATACCATCTACTATATACATTGCTCTACTCCTCCTTTTATCTAAGCGGTTCGATTTTCCCAAACGGCTCATTTCTAACAGCCATGTTCCAGGCTCTGTAAAGCTCTTCTTCATGGATTGCGGCCCAGGCCTGCACAAGCTTCAACTGCTTCATCGGAAGAGACCCGGCGAGCAGCTCGCCATCCACGCCGACGGAAGCTTCATATTCTGCATAGTAAACATGAAAATGCGGCTTGCTGTGCTGCCCGTTATCGGAATAGATCATTTTAATGATGATGTTGTAAAACCTGCATAACTCCGGCATCTGCTCATCTCCTTTAATTATATTATAGCGTATTCGCTATCAAATATCAATAGCTAATTAGCTATTATTTTCTTCGCTTTACTTTGCTTTATGCTATACAACCAAACAGCGAAAGCGTCTATCTCACACGAGGTAGGCGCTTTTGTTATATAAAAATTATATTTGGAGGAATCAAATTATGGGAAAGCTCTACACACTCGATCAGAAGTTGCTTACCAACACACCGGAAATCCGGATTGGAGAGAAAATCTATCCGATCGACGACCGGACGAAAACAGTCATGAAAGCAACAAAGCTGGACACCGCCAACGTGGAAAACGTCTCCAAAATCCTGGAACTTGCCCTCGGTCAAAAGGCTGCCAAAGAGGTGGAGGAGATGAACCTGCCCTTTGCCGCCTACCAGCAGCTGCTGGAGATTATCATCGCGGCCATGACCGGGGAAGAACCAGAAGCGGTGAGCGCCCGATTTCAGGAAGCCAAAGAAGCAGCAAAATGACGAAGAAACGTGGTATGATCTCGAATTTGACCATGTCTTGATTGAACAGAGCATCGCCAAGCAGTACGGTGTGCTGCCCTCCGAGCAGGGCGCGCTCAAATACAGCGACTGGGCCAAGATGGTATCCGGCCTGATGGATGATACCCCGCTGGGGCGTGTCGTAGCCGTCCGGTCAGAAAAAGACCGGGAAATGATCCGGCACATGAACAAATGGCAGAAGCAAATCCGCGCAGACTGGACCGCCTTCCGTGCCGCCTCGAACCGCCCGCAGGTTGATGAAGTTGAGGCTAAAAAGCAGATGGCCGCGCTGGAGAAGATGCTTGCCAGCATGTTTGAAGGTGGGAAGAAATGAGCGAAGGGACGAGCGTCGGCAAAATCTTTTTAGAACTGGATATTCTGGCTGATCTGAAATCGCAGCTGGAGAGCATCGCGAGCAAGGCACAGGGCCAGGCGAAGAGCAGCTTTGAGAATGTCGGAAAAGCCGCCTCTGAAGCGATGCAACGGCCAGTCGAAAAAATGAATAAGACCGTCGAAAAAGTTACGGACAAAGTCCAGAAGACGGTCGAAGAGTGCATCACCGCCACAGGCGAATCACTCGACGCAATGGTGGAACGCGCCTTGAAGCCCCGCAATTTTGAAGTGAAAGCCAAGGTAACGCGAGTAGAGACAGAACCAGGTGCTCCACGCGGGCCGCCCAAGTCCGCGCTTGCCGGGCCTGATCCGGCGGAATTTATTGCGAATTACGGCAAGCAGGCGAAAGAATCTGCCATTCCTATGTCGGATATCTTTCGGGCTGCCGAGAAGCCTGCAGAACTGCTAAAGCAAAAGCTCGAAAATCTCACAGCGCAGATCACCGATCAGCGTGAGGAACTGCTGAAGCTGGAGAACGCTTATGCAAAGCTGGGCGATGAAGGAGGCAAGGAGGGCGACAAACTCGCTCAAAAAATCACTGCAGCCGAAGGCCGCCTGATCTCCTTACAGCAAACCTTGCTCCAGACACAGGCAAAGTATGACAAAGCAATGTCGGGAGCAGCGCAGGCGACGGAAAAGCCCAAGGAAGCCGTTGCATCCCTCGGTGAACAGATCAAGTCAACCCTGAAAGCTGCGGCCTCCAAGGGTGGAAAGAGTGTCAGAAACGGCCTCGGGAAAGCCTTTTCCAGCATGAAGCAAAACGCCTCAAAATCCGTTAAGGATGTGGGGCATAAAGTCAGCGGCCTTGGGCGAAGTATCAAGAGCGCGTTTAAGTCGGCCGTCCTGATGGCGGGCTTGTACGCAGCCTTCCGCGCATTTCGCGACCTGATCGGCGGCGCACTAACGTCAAACGAGCAGTTTGCAGCATCTCTGAATGCTTTGAAAGGAAATTTACAGGTTGCCTTCACGCCGATCTTGCAGGTAATTATGCCAGCGGTCAATGCACTCATGTCTGGACTCGCCCTTGCCGCACAAAAGATTGCCGCGTTTACGTCGAGTGTATTTGGGAAAACATACGCCCAGTCTGTCGCGGCTACCAAACGGCTGAAAAGCACGTCAAAGGAAGCCAAAAAGGCCGCGGGCGCGGTCGCCGGATTCGACCAGCTAAACAATATCGAGAAGTCAGAATCAGCAGAAGATAGCGGTACAAATCTAGATGCGCTGTCCGTCGACCCAAACGCCGGCGCGAATCTTGTCAAAGAGTTTTCTGACCTCGGCCCTATCATTGCCGGTTTTTTGACACAAGCACTGGTCAAAATCGCACAGTTTGCACCGAAGTTTGTACAGGGCGCGGTCACTGTGCTGACCTCTTTTATCCGGGGCATCAATGCAAATTTCCCGATGATTTCAAGTGCAGTTCTCGGTATCATCACTGCATTCATGGATGGCCTTGATCAGCTGATTCCGGAGCTGGTGCCTTTCGGTGTGAACGTTATCACGCTGCTGGTTCAGGCGTTTCTGACCTATGCTCCCAGGTTGATTTCTGCTGGTATTGCTTTGATCACGGGGTTGTTAGCCGGACTGGCCGACAAGATGCCAGAGCTGATCCCAATGGCACAGGATGCAATCCGAATGATCGTGAAGTCACTGACGGATAACCTGCCGCAGATTCTGCAGTCTGGAATGGAGATTCTATTGGCTTTGATCGACGGAATTATAGAAATTTTGCCCGAGCTGATTCCAACCGTGACTCTGGTATGCTGGTCCATCGGTCGGGCCATCATTGATAACCTACCGCAAATCATTCAAATGGGTGTTAATTTACTCCTGGCTTTGGTCGACGGGTTTCTTGGAGCTTCGGACGTCATCATGGAGATGGCGCCACAAATGATTGAAACGCTTGTTAAGGGACTTATTGAAGCAATACCGATATTACTTGAAGGAGCTTGGAAGCTTGTTCAAGCTTTGTGGAAGTACTTCACCGAAACAAATTGGGCTCAGCTTGGTATCGACATCATGGTCGCCTTGGCCAACGGTGTAATCGAAGGTCTTAATACACTCATTGGAAAGCTAAACCAGTTTGACATTGATGTTCCCGACTGGGTGCCGGTCATCGGCGGCAAAAACATAAGCTTCAAACTGCCGACGATCCCGACGATTAAGGCGCCGCAGCTCCCCAGCTTTGCATCCGGCGGCATCGTCTCACAGCCCACCCTCGCTATGGTCGGCGACAACCGCCAAAGCGCCGAAGCAATCGCTCCCCTGCATGAACTCTATGGCATGATCAAGCAGGCCGTGGCGGACGGCGGTACCGGCCTGACCGCGAATGAAATCTACACCGCCATGCTCAACGCGCTCAACGATAGCAAGTTTGGCAGCCAGATCCGGCTGGAGGGCGACGTCAACATTGATGGGCGCAAGTTTGCGCGGATCATTGCACAGGCTGTATGGGATGAATTTGTCCGAATGGGTAGACTGAAACCTCAAACAGTGTAAGGAGATGATATAGATGGTCTATGCCGTAGATGGCGTAGCCTTTCCTGTCCGGCCGGACGCCTACACATCCGTATCAAGTGATCAGGTTGTAACCGGGGCCCAGCGTACAGTTGGACCCGGCGCCCAGATGACGAAGGAGCTGCTGGCCGAGAAGCTAACGATCACTTGCAAGTGGACGTTCCTCACACGCGATCAATTTCTCCGCATCAAACGGATGCGGACAGGTCGGAATTTTGTCCGCCTGCGGTATTATGACGAAGATACGGACACGGTCCGCGAAAAACAATTTTACAGCGGCACGATGACGTACGAACCAGGGCCGACAGATGCGAGCGGGAAGCCGGCGCACTACAAAAATATATCGTGGCCGTTTATTGAACGATAGAAAGGAGGCCCTTTATGCTCACCGTCCCCCAAGAATACCACACCTACAGCTCGGCCCCTGAGCGCCGCACAGACCTTGTCGTCCGGCTCGCCCCTCTTGGTTGGCCGACGGACATCAACGCCCACGGCACCGCGCACAGCCTTTGTATGCCCATCCAGTGGGACAAATCCCCGCCGCACCGTCTTTATG